CCCACACTCGCGACGGCGAGGCCTATGACGACGACAGCAAGGAATTGTTTGACGGGCGCGCCGAGGTCTTTGAGATTTTCGACAAGCGCAATCGCAAGCGGGTCTTTGTCACCTACGGCCACGACGCGGTGCTTGAGGAGGAGGACGACCCTTACGGGCTCGCTGAGTTCTTCCCGATCCCGGAACCGCTTTACAGCGTTCGGACGACGGACACGCTGGTCCCGGTTGCTGAGTTCACCTTGTACCAGGATCAGGTGATTGAGCTTGATCTGGTCACGGAGCGCATCGCGGCGCTGACTGACGCCTTGAAGCGGCGCGGCGTCTACGACGGCAGCATGGAAGCCCTGGGCCAATTGGCATCGGCGGCGGACAACGAGTTCATTCCTGTGGATAACTACGCGATGATGCTGGAGCGGGGCGGGCTGGCAAATGTCGTCGCCGAGGCTCCGATCGCGAACATCGCGCAGGTCTTGCAGCAACTGTATCAGGCACGGGCTCTCATCATCGAGACGATCTACGAGATCACCGGGATCTCGGACATCATGCGGGGCGTTTCGGCGGATCGGGAAACGGCTACGACGAGCCGCACCAAGGCGTTCTTTGGATCGTTGCGATTGGTCAACCGGAAGCGGGAGGTCATCCGTTTTGTCCGCGATGTCATCCGGCTCAAGGCTGAGATGGTCGCGGAGCATCTGGACCCGGTTGTTATGGGCGCGGCCACTCAGATCCGCATCACGCCCGCCGTGTTCATGGCCCTGCGCGACGAGATGGGGCGCGGCTACCGGATCGACATCGAGACGGACGAGAGCATTGCTTACGACGAGGCCGAGGAGCGGCAGCAACGGATTGAGGTGCTGACCGCCGCTGGGAACTTCATCTCCCAGGCGGGCCAATTAGTGCAATCCGGCGCGTTGCCTTTCGAGGCGGCGAAGCAATTGCTGATGTTTGGTTTGCGCGGGTTCAAAAAAGGCCGGGAGTTGGAGGATGTTTTTGAGGCTCTACAGCCGCCACAGCCACAACAATCCGAGGCCCCCGACCCCGCTACCCAGTTGGCATTGGTGGAGCGTGAGGCACGCGCCAAGGAATCAGAACTGCGGGCTCAAATCGAGCAACTCCGGGCCGGGATCAAAGGCCGAGAGCTTGATCTCCGAGAGCGAGACATGCAGCAGGACAAGGACCTTGAGGTCGCCAAGTTGCAGTTGAAGGCGCAGGAGATCGATCAGTCCGGCGATCTGAAGCGGGAGGAATTGGCTCTCCGCGCGATCCAGTTGGAGCAGGCTAATGGTTAGTTTTAGCGTCGGGCCGTACCAGTACGAAAGCCGATCGGCCACGGATTATGCCACGCCGCCGGGGGTTTCTGTTGGCGCCCCGCAGCCGCCGGAGCCCAGCCAGCAAGCCAAGGCTTTGGCTAAAATCCTGGCAAGCACCCGGTACGTTCCGGGCCAAGGAGACGGCGACGACAGGATGGTGCCGATGTATTTCGGCCCGTCATACACATCAGCGACACTCGACCCATTCACCAACGATGGTCAATACCTCCGCTATCTGATGGGGGAGGCGGGCGTCAAATTTGGCGGCGACAACGAAGACATTTACGCCCGGAACATGACGCGGTTTCTGCGCCGCGTCCCAGGCCTTGTCCCAAAGGAAGACCTAGCGTTGGCGCTCCAGCAAGCCCAGGCGTCCATGCCGCCGGTATCCCCCGCCGTGGGATCTAGTTATCAACCTGGGCAGGACCAAGTGTCGGGCCCCGGCACAATTGCCGACATGGCTGGCGCGGCCAACGCCGCAAATGTTTTCGGGACCTTTGGGGTGGCTAATTTCGCCCAAGGGCTGTTGAACGCCATGAAATACGATACTCCGTTTGGCTTTGGGTATCCCGGGATGGATGGTGAAGGCAACCAAGTCGGAGGCGGCAGTTTTGGCGCGGGCGGAACCGGCACCATAGGTGGCATGTGACAAAATTTGTTTGGTGGAACCATCAGTGGGTCCCCGCTGAATCTCTGAAAAAGGACCGGACCTCCGGTCCTTTTGTCGTTTCGGACATCCCGGAATACCGCGCCGTGGGCCTTCCGGGGGCGCCCGTGATCGGCTCCCGGTCTGAGCATCGGGCCGCTTTGCGGCGGCACGGGATGATTGAGTACGGGAACGAGCGTCCCGCGAACTTTGGCAACATAAACAGGGAGTAGTTATGTCTCTACGAGAAGCTTTGGCCGCTGCAATGGCTGGCGATCCTGACGACAAGCAGGAATCGGCGGCTCCGGTCGAGGACGCCATTGACGAGGCGGAAGCGCCCGTGGCGGCGGAATCGGAAGAAGATGTAACGTACGATGCAACCGATGCGGAGGCTGAAGAGGAGCCCGCCGAAGAGGTTGATCTATCGGCTCCAAGCAACTGGTCTAGCGAAGACCGGGAAGAGTTTGAGGCCCTGCCGACCGAGGCGCGCGATTTTGTGTTGCGGCGCTACAAGTCGATGGAGGGCGACTACACAGAAAAGACGAAACAGCTTTCGCAAGATCGAAGCCGTTTCGAGAAATTAGAGCAAGTCCTCGCACCCCATCGCGAGCAGTTTGCATTGAACGGCGTCGATGAGGCCGCTGCCATTGGGCAGTTGCTCCAGGCGCAAAAGTTCCTGCAAACCCAGCCGGTGGAAGCTCTGCGGTGGCTGGCGCAATCGGCGAACGTGGACCTCAGTCAGTTGTCCGCGCCCGCCGCAACCGAGGATGACCCGGATGAGTGGGTCGATCCTCATGTGAAGCAATTGCAGCATCGCTTGTCTGAACAGGAGAAATATCTGACGGCGCTGCGAGAGCAACAGCAACGAGAAAGCGAAGCGGTTTTCCTGCGGCAAGTAGAAGCGTTCCATGGCGAAAAGGCGGCTGACGGCGAGTTGGCCCACCCGTTTATGGACGATGTCATGCCTCAGATGACGGCTCTGCTTCAATCGCAACAGGCTACGTCTTTGCAGGACGCTTACGACAAGGCGGTTTGGATGGTCCCGGAGGTCCGGGAAAAGGTGCTGAACTCCGCGAAGGAGAAACAGACCGAAGAGCAAACCCGCCGTGTAAAGCGAGCAAAAAGGGCCGGGCGCGAAGTGAAGTCGGAGGTGTCCCCCGTCGAGCCAGCCCGTCCGTTGTCCTTGCGCGAAACTCTCCAGCAAGCAATCGCTGCCTCAAACTAGGGAATTAGGCAATGGCTAACCCGAATTTGTCGGAGATTGTTACGACGACTCTGCGTAATCGGAGCAAAACCCTCTCCGATAACGTGATGAACCACAACGCTCTTTTGATGCGTATTAATGAGCGCGGCAATAAAATGCCCGCCTCTGGCCGCGACATCATCCAAGAGCTTGAGTACGCCGAGAACGGCACCGTTGCGATGTACAGCAACTACGACGTGATCGACACCACCCCGCAGGATGTGTTGACCTCCGCTGTCTTTGACTGGCGTCAGCTTGCTGGCACGGTCACGATTTCTGGCCTTGAAGAAGTCCAGAACAGCGGCTCGGAGCGTGTCATCGATCTCCTCGAAGCGCGGATCAATGTGCTTGAGAAATCGATGATGAACACGCTGGCGTCCCAGCTTTACAGCGCGGCGTCGGCCGCGACAGACCTTGACGGCTTGCAGCTTGCGGTTGCCGATGACCCGACCACGGGCACCTACGGCGGCATCAATCGAGCCAATTACAGCTTCTGGCGCAACCAGAAGTACGATTTCTCGGTTGAAGGCGTCACGGCGTCCTCCAGCACGATCCAGACGGCGATGAACACGCTGTATCTGGACTGCGTTCGGAACAGCGATGCGCCGGATATGGTCGTCGCGGGCAACACTTACTTCACCTACTATTGGGAATCGCTCCAGAGCATCCAGCGGATCGGCACCGACCAGTCGGCTGACGCTGGCTTCATGGCGCTGAAGTATCTCGGTTCGGACGTGTTCTACGACTCGAACTGCGCCGCCACCCGGATGTACTTCCTCAACACGGATTATCTCAAGCTCCGGTATCACCCGGATCGTGATTTCACTCCGTTGGAAGAGCGGAACGGTTTCAACCAGGACAGCAAGGTCATCCCGCTTGTTTGGGCTGGCAACCTGTGCTGCTCCAACGCATCGCTCCAGGGCGTCATTTGCGCTTAAGCCAGATAGGAAAGGAACCCGACCATGGCTAATTTTGTCCCCCAGGGCAATTCGCATGTGATCGCCCAGGCGATTGATGCGAACGAGACTTCCCAGAAATTGCCCCTGGGAACCATCATCACCGCCGTCGATAACGCCAGCACGGCGCTGGGCTCTGGAGAGTTTATCTATCTCCAGGGCGTAGCGTCCACGGCGGTCGGCTCGGTCGTCGTCTACAACGCGGACGACTACTCCACCACCCTCGCGGCTGCGAATGCCAAGGGGCCGGTGGCGGTCGCAATGTCCGCGTCTGTGGCCAATGAGTACGGCTGGTATCAGATCCAGGGCAAGGGATCTGCCAAGGCCCTGACTGGCTTCGCGGATGACGCGGACTGCTACCTGACCTCAACCGCGGGCAGCATTGACGACGCTGTTGTTGCTGGTGATTACATCACCGGCATGAAGGGCGCGTCCGCTGTTTCTGGCGGCGTGGCCGATGTCGAGCTTTCCCGTCCGTTCGTGACGGATGGGCTCTAAGCTGATGGGGGAGCCTACGGGCTCCCCCGTTTGCCCGCGTTGCGGGTGCGATAAACCAAAAATTTACGTCCACGGACATTATCAATGCGCCGACTGCAAGTGCATTGCGGACGGCGATTGCTGCCAGGGAGAAACAAATGGGATACGGGAAAAAGAAGCCGATGAAACGTGGCGGTAAGCGCCCGCTCGGATCGTAGCGTACGATACAATGACGCTTCTTACGATGACCCAGCAAGCTCTCCGAGAAGTCGGAGAGTTTGAGGTCCCCGCCACGATCGTTGGGAACAATAACCCAACCGCCGTCCAGATGCTGGCGCTTGCCCAGCGTGAGGGGCGGGAACTGTCTCGGCGGCATCAATGGCAGCGGCTTCTTGTCGAGAAGACGGAGCCCATGGTGGCGAGCCAGGAAGCGTACTCATTGCCGAGTGATTTTCGGTACGCTCTCAATATGGTTTGGTTTGACCGGACCACGCGCCGGTCCATGCCAGGGCCGCTGCGGGCGGACCAATGGCAATATCTCAAAGCACAGAACATCGGCGCGGCGGCGGATCGATATTGGCGCATCCGGGGCGACCAGATCCTGATTTACCCGACGCCCGACACCACGGATACGTTCGCCTATGAGTATGTCTCCACGCATTTCTGCGAGAGCAGCGGCGGCACCGGACAGGCTTCCTGGGCTGCGGACACGGACGTGGGGCGGCTTGACGAAGAAATCATGACCGCTGGCTTGGTCTGGCGATTCTTGGAGTCCAAGGGGCTCCCGTATCAACAGGCCCAGGCTGAATACGAGCGGACCCTTGCTAGAGAGATGGCCCGCGATGGCGTCGCCCCGACCATAAACTTTGGCACTCGCCCGGCACGCGGTCGTGATTATGTCGCGACTGATGTTGACGTGACTTGGAACGGCACCGCCGTGATCTGGGGGCAGTAATGACGGCACTGACAGACCGCGCAATCAAATCCACATACACGGATCTGCTCCAGGTCTCGAATAGCGGCAACGGCGTTGACGCGAGCTTGCGGAACGTCTCGGATGGCGAGGGCACCGCCAGTGCGCTGGAGCTTTCGACCACCTCGGCGAAGATCCAGGGCGACTTGGTCATCACTGGCGATCTGTCCGCCAACACCGTCTCCGGCTCTGCACTCGGGAATATCGTCACGGCGGCAACAGCCGCGCAGGTAGCGGCGAGCAGTTCTGCTACAGCGGCGGCGACCTCGGAAAGCAACGCAGCCACATCTGAAAGCAATGCTTCCACTTCAGCCACTAATGCGGCGACCTCGGCGAGCGGCGCGGCTTCCAGTGCTACTGCTGCGGCGGCGAGCGAAACCGCTGCGGCGGCGAGCGAAACCGCTGCGGCGGCGAGTGAGACTGCTGCGGCCTCGTCGGAAACGGCGGCGGCTGCAAGCGAGAGCGCGGCTGCGGCCAGCGAGGCTGCGGCGGCGGGCTCCGCCACCAGCGCCAGCTCCTCCGCCACTAGCGCCAGCACGTCAGCGTCAGGTGCCGCGACATCCGCGACGAACGCTGCCACCTCGGAGAGCAACGCCGCCACCTCGGAAAGCAACGCCTCTACCTCGGCAAGCAGCGCCGCCACCAGCGCGACGGCAGCGGCGGGGTCAGCCACATCGGCTTCAAATTCGGCTAGTAGCGCAGCCGCCGACCTAGCGACTTTCCAGGGCCAGTATCACGGCGCGTCAGCGACCGCTCCGACCACTGGCCTGGACACGGGGGATCTCTATTTCGACACCGTCGCGAATGCGATGAAGGTATACGACGGCTCGTCCTGGGTCGCTGCATATATCTCATCGTCTGGCATGCTGGCAGCAGCCAACAATTTGTCAGATGTCAGCTCGGCCTCTGCCTCTAGGACCAACCTCGGCCTCGGCACGATGGCAACACAGGCGGCGACCGGCGTGGACATCGACGGCGGCACCATTGACGGAGCCACCATCGGCGGCACAAGCGCGGGCGCGGTGACGGCGACGACGCTGACGGCGACGGACGCCTCCGTCAATGGAACTATCACCGCAGCCCAATACGACAGCACCGAATCTCTGCCGGATATTAAACCGAGCCTTAATCTGGACTTTGCCAACGTCAAGAAACTAGACCCGCGAATCACCTACACCCGCGCATCCACCGGGACGTATTACGATGGCAAGACCTTTGCGAAGGCAGAGGAGAATTTGCTGTTGCAGTCGCAAGACTTTACGACGAGTTGGGCGGTGTATAATGCAACAGTCACAGCAAACACCGAAGTTGCACCGGACGGGACAACAACGGCAGACACTCTAACCGCAGACGGTGCATCTGACACTCACTACTTGGCGCTAGATACCGGAATCTCAGCGGGTCAAACTAGAACTTTGTCTGTATTTGCCAAGGCGGGAACAAACAATTTTATCCAACTTGCTTTTGGTAATGACGCTACTCCTTACGCAAACTTTGACTTGTCTGGTGGAACGGTAGAAAACAACGCATCTGTTACCGCATCAATTGTCAGTGTAGGCAACAGTTGGTATCGCTGTATTGTTACGACAACCTCCGCATCCGTTACTGGTGCTCGTTTCTTTATCGTAACTGATGGCACCTCGGTTCGAGGCGAAAGCAACTCTCTTTCTACTACCGTCCACCTCTGGGGCGCTCAACTTGAACAGCGTGATGCCCTCACCGACTACACCCCCACCACCACTCAGCCGATCACCAACTACATTCCTGCACTTCAGACTGCTGCGAGTGGAGTGGCCCGCTTCGACCATGACCCAACCACGAGTGAGTCACTCGGCTTCCTCGTTGAGGAGCAGCGGACGAATCTGCTTCAGCGGTCTGAAGAGTTTGACAATGGCTATTGGTTTAAGACACGCTCTAGCATTACCTCCAATATCATCGTTGCACCTGACGGGACGTTGACTGGAGATAAATTCGTTATAGACACTACTGCGTCTAACAATCACCCAATCTTTTCGACGTCGCAAGCTGTTACAAGCGGCACTACATACACTTGGTCTTTGTATGTAAAAGCGGGTGAAATAGATGAGATTAATTTGCGTTTTAATGCTCAATTCCCTTCCGGAAACACCTATTTCAACCTTTCAACACAAACAATATCTTCTGCTGGAACAGTCGATGATGCAACAATAACTCACGTCGGTAATGGGTGGTATCGTTGCGCATTCACCCAAACCGCAAATGCTTCTGGCAACGCTTCTGCGCAAGTATTTCTCTCAGAATCTACCAATATCACCATTGCAACAGCAAATGGATACGACGGCATCTACATCTGGGGCGCTCAACTCGAAGCCGGTTCCTTCCCCACATCCTACATCAAGACCACCACTGCCCAAGCCACACGCAATGCAGACGCTGCCAGCATGACCGGCACGAACTTCTCGGAGTGGTATCGGCAAGATGAGGGGGCGTTCTTTGCTGAGACAACTTCTGGAAATTATGTTTCAAGGTTATTTGATGTTTCTGACGGAACTAGCAACAATCAAATGCAGGCGACCACAACGCCTTCAAACGTAAGCTGGTATGTAAAAAGAGATGGAACAACAACAGCCAATTTCTCTGCTGGTTCAGCGTCAGCGGCGAATTGGGATTTGCGTTTTTCTGGAGCATATAAAACAGATGATTTTGCCGCTTCACTAAATGGGGCCGCAGCACTAACCGATACCGCAGGTAGCTTAATATCAAACGCTTCAAGAATAACTATTGGCGCTCAAGCTAGCGGTTTTGCCGTTCTCAACGGCCACATCAAGAAACTAGCTTACTACGGAAAAAGGTTATCAAATGCTGAGTTGCAAGCCCTCACGAAGGAATAACCATGATCTACTATTATCTCAAGACTGACACCGAAGAGCAGATGTGGGAGGCACTTGAAGCTGCTGGTCTGGCTAAGCGTGAATATGACCGCGAAGACCCGCTGAACGTGGCACCGGAAGACGCTGCAGAAGGCTGGCAGCTTACGGGTGCCTTTGAGTGGGTGTTCACGGGTCTGGCTCTCGATGTGATCGGCACGATCCACAAGCCCACCGGCAACATGCTGACCGATTCAGAGGGTATGGAATACGCCGAGATGGCATCAATTGATGGTTGGCACGCTAATCTAATTACAAAAGAAGGTGTGGAAGGACTGCCCGAAATCATGGCTCCTGGAACTCCTTACCGGGTTTGGAGTGGACAATGACAAAACTTTTAGGAACAAAACCAAACCAAGCCCCTATTAATGCTGATCTGGGTGATCTTGCTTATCAGGACGGTGCCAACAGCCGGATAGGGCCTATCACCGTTACTGGCGGTAATGTTGGCATCCGGATACAAGATCCCCAAAATGCATTAGACGTATCCGGCACCGCGCGGGCCACGCAGGGCATGCCAATTATCACTGAGGCTGGCACCGCCAAGACCCTCGCTTTGACCGACAACGGCGGTTACGTCCGCACGACATCAGGGTCCGCTGTCACGATCACGGTGCCCCTCAACTCGTCTGTCGCGTTCCCGACTGGCGCGGAGATCGTTGTCTTCCAGGACGGCGCTGGGCTTGTGACCTTCGCGGCGACGGGCGGCGTAACGATCAAGTCAAAGGACAGTAATTTGTCGCTCGGCGGTCAGTATTCCAGCGCCACGCTCAAGAAAGTAGACACAGACACTTGGGATCTGATCGGAGATCTCGCCTAATGTTTGCGCGCGCGATGATGACGGGAACTCAGGCGGCGGGCGCAGGAGGAGACCCCTATGACATTGAATATCTAGTTGTAGGCGGTGCTGGCGGTGGTGGCGGCGGATATGGCGGTGGCGGCGGCGGTTCCGGTGGGTTCGTCACGTCAACAGGGTCTTACACTCCTGGAAGCAGTCTTACTATCACTGTAGGAGGAGGTGGTTCTGGCGG